TACTGTTTCTTGTAACATTTGATCTAACACTACTTTATATGCTCTTACAACTGCTGCATTTTTTCTAGTTTCTATACCTGCTAAAAAACCACTTGTCATAACTGATAAGTTTATAGGCATTATCATTATCCAATCATAAAAATTATTCTCCCTTACACCTTCGCCATAACCATTTGAGTAATCTACTATCAATTGTAATACATCTAAATAATTCTTGTATCTCGTTTTTGTTGCTACTTCTTGTGCAAATTGTTTACACAATTCAACGTATATTTCAATGATCTGTTTATGTTGCTCGCTTGAATATATTGCAGTTTGCATATTCAAATTTATAACAATAATTTATTCAATTCCCTTTTCTTTTTTTAAGTTATCAACAGCTTTTTTGTAATAACTAATCTTTTCATCATAATCTACTCTAGAAAACTTGACTATTTTTTTTGCCAAAAATTGTAACTCCTGAGCTGTGCCTTCTCCATACTTATGATCTAATGCTAAAGCAAATTTATACTGCTCACCCTGTTTAAACATATTACAACCTACGCATTGTGGCTGACAATTAATCTCATCAAATCTTGTAGCTAAAAAACTTCTAGATTGAAAATGTCCACACTGCATTCCAGATTTATAATGCTTAACACATCCACAAGTAAAGCATTGTACCATACCTTCAATAGTTGCATCTCTTAACCTTATATAAAGGCTAAACAATTTATCTAATTCTTTTTTTAGCTTACTTATAGATTTCATATATTTTTAATTAAGTCAGCTATTAATTTCCAATCATTAACAGTGCTGTCATTTTTATTTTTATACAATGCTCTGAGTTTAATTAAAACATCATTGACTTTTTGTTTTTTAGTTTTCTTTGTTTTTTTAATGTTTACAGGTAATCTATCTGTTAAGTCCCATTCTATTACATTCACACCAGTAATAGTACACCTTCTATTTCTAACTTCATAAATAACTCCTAAATCTCTTAATTCAGTAAATCTAGCTCTTGACTGACTTATTTGGTTTTCTTTAGTAGTCATTGTTGCAAATGCCTCTCCACTTGTGCATGGAGCTTTTTTTAATATAGCTTCATAAACTTTTAACCTCATTTTAGATAGCAGTCCTTCTGACTTTATTTTATTATAACAATCTATTGATGTTTGTCTTATATTCATTCTCGTATTTGTCTTATTAGCCACATTCCAATGGCTGTTATTATTACCCATCCGATCATATTATTTAGTTTAAAAAAAAGAGGGGGTTAACCTATACAAAGTATAACTTCTCACAGATTAATATTTATATTGGTTTAACCCTCTTTTTATGTTATCATTTTAATTGGTTCTTGATACCACAAAGTTTTATCTTTATCTTTACCTAATGTATGTACTTCATAGTATGCATTGTCAATAGTTTTTTTGTGTGCATATACCCATTTGTAAAAAGTTCTAATATTTAAAAATGGCTCATCCTTTCCAAACCTTACGCCCTGATGAAAAGCATCTTCAACTTGATTAAATGTTAAATTACAAAATCTCTTTTCAGTGATTAAATCTTTAGCAAATATCTTGCTAAGTGTAGCCATAGTTTGAGGATCAGTTTTATGCCCTATTTCTACTGATGTCTTAGCTATTAAATCTAATACTTTCTCAGCTAAATCTTTTACGTTTTCATTTTTTAATAGTTTCATAATAATTTTTTAGCTTTTTGCCAAGAACTAATTTGTGCATCTAGCTTTGACATTGTTGGTTTTTTAGTTTCTCTGCGTTCCCACGTTCTTACAGCAGCTTTCCAATCTTTCATTTTATTCTTGCCGATTTTCCAATCTTTGCTTTCATAAAAATCTATAAACGCCTCTGCATCTATATTATTATTTCTTTCTTTACAATAATCTACAATATCAATAACACTTGGTTTTTTAAAAAACGCCTTTTTATTACTATCTGTAAGATTAGTATTATTTATTGTAGTATTACTCTTTAGCATTTTTGCTAATACCCCCCTCTCATTTTTGCTAATACCGTCATAGCAAATTTGTATATACCTATTATCAATTTCGCTAGTACCTTCTTTATATGTATAAGTAACTTTAATAAACCCATTTTCTTTTAATTCACTTATCCATCTAGATATTGTTGTTTTATTCTTATTATATAAAACACTAAAGTATTTATTAGATGCAAAACAAACACCATTCATTTGCAGTAATGCAGTTATTTCTGCATATAACAATTTAGCATTTGGAGTTATATCAGAGTATCTAACGTGAGCAGGTATATTTGCAAAGTAGTTTGGTTTTTGCATTAAATTATTTTTATTGTAAAGTGATAATTTTCGAGTGCTAACTTAACCTTTTCTAATTGATTAGAAAAATCAAAGTAAGAAGTTTTAATTTTACAAGTAGTTTGACCACTTGTTACTTCTAGTGTAACATCAGATTCTAACTTTTCAACAACACCATTTTGTAGCAAATGACTTTTCATAAAATGCTTATCTGTAAATATTTTTTTGCTGTCATCAATACCTTTATACGCTTGATATATTTTGTCAAAAGCTGTTCTGTAAACAGGACATTTTTTGAAATTTTTTTTATGATGACTTTCATAATGATAAGTTACACACCTTTTCCTGTTTAAAACTTTAGCAACTATATGTCTAGGTATATTCTCTTCAGTTAATCCTATATAACCTGCAATAGATCGTACTGCTTGTATGTTTCTTTTCCTAGTTTTTAATGCTAAAGAATTTTCAGGCAATCTCATCACTTTTGTGGCAAGATTGCATATTTCTTTAAAGTTTGATAAGTTTAATTCGTGTGTCATATTAGAAAGGCATATCGCTATTATCATCAGATGTTACATAATCAGCAGTAGAAGTTTCTTTTAAATTACCACTAACTATTTTCCAGCCATCTATGTTGTTATAAAATCTACCATTATATTCTCTTGAATATACATTACAGCTTACAGTAACATGATCGCCTTCATTAACATTATCTAATAAAGAAATTTTATCTCCCATAAATTTAATAGCCACTTGATTTTTAAAATCTAAGTCAGTATCTATTATACATAATTGACTTTTCCAAGGCTTTCCAGCTTTAGATGTTCCTGCTTCTGCTTTTAGTTTTTTTACTAATGTTCCTTTAATTTCCATTTTTTATTTATTTAGTATTGTTAATATTTCATTAATTTTTTTTCTTGCTTCTATTAAGCCTAATTTTAATTTAGTATTATAATCTCTTAGCCTTTCATTTTCTTTTTTTAAAGTATTAATTTTACTTTCTGTTTCTTGCTTATTAATACTGTTTAAAGGTATTGCCATATTTATTTATTTTTAATTTTCCAATTTATATATTTGCTTAAAGTTTCACCATCAAAAATTATTTTGTCTTTTTCAGGTGAGTAAGGGTACTCTCTACCATTAGTATGTTTTTTAGCTTGAAGTGTTTGTATAGGAAGTCGGTATAAAAACCTGCCAATACCAAAACCAACACAAGCTCTTTTAAAAGCATCTGAAGCGTGTCCTTTGTCTTTTTCTACATTACTTTCTGATCCTGTATCATCTTGCCAAACCCACTCGTTACCATTAAATATTTCTACTCTACAAAACAATAAACCATCAGCAGAATAGTAAGATTTTTTCCAATTACCGATACCCACAACTTTGTCTAACAAGTCCATACAATCCCTTGCATCTATATACGCTACACAAGTTGCTTTACCATACTTAATAGATTGAACTCTCCATTTATATGGAAGTTCTTTTTTTAATCCTTCAAATTTATCAGTTTTCATATTAAATTAATTATTAGTCCTTTATTTTTATAATGTTTTGTATATTCTTTTATTTTATCTTTATCTGTAAAGTTAAATGCTTCATCTAAATTAAGACCACTTACTTTACAATAGTCATCAAGAGCTTTATCTATTTGTTCTTGTGTTCCTAAAATTCTTATTGCTTTGCTTATTTCTTTAATATCAGTCCCATAAGTAGCTGTGTTTAAATCTAACACTGCAAAATCTTTATACTCACCATTAGGGTAAAAATAAAAAGTTTGGCATTTTAACTTTATATTTAGAAGTTCCATTGTAAATGTAATAAGATTGAACCAATAGCTAACATAGTCATACCAACACATCCTAAGAAAAATTTAACTTGATTTATGTCATCTTTCTTATTTATATAGTAACTATCTAAGTCATTAATAAATTGACCTCTTGCATTTTTAGCATACAAAAAGTCAGCAGCAGCTTTTCCAGTTATTATAAAAGATTTGCCTGTTTTTTTACTTGTAAATTTCATAATTCTTTTTTATTGATTAATATAGCACAAAGATACAAAACTTTTTAATTACTAACAAAATTACTTACAAAGTTATTAACAAAGTAATTAACAACAACAAGAATGTTTGTTTTAAGCACTTGCAAGTGTGTTATAGTATAAGGGTATTAGAAAGGGGTAAAAGTGCCTTAGAGGTTATACAGATAGGCTTAAAATAGCTATTATTATAATTGTATATAATAAGTAAAGCTGCCAAGAGATTTTGTCTTTCATTATAAAGACATCAAAAGATTAATAGGTAAAGTTCCATTATTGAGTACAACAGCACAGCCGATAGCTTGCCTTTTAAAGTTTTTAGCGTAAGCAGCAGCGTATGTATTAGCATTTACACCGCAGCCAACTTGCATTCCAAACACCCTATATCTTTTGCCGACATACCAGCGGCAATATGCTTCTGTATGTGTATGGCCACAAACGCTTGACATTAGGTTATTCTTGGCTTTGGTTTGTGCTTGACCACCTTCTCCGTGCTCATACAAAACATCATCATAGACTATTGATTCTACCCAGTTCCAATTAGGTGTATTTAAAACCTCGTTGTATGACCTTATCCAAGCAGCAGGTATGCCACCTGTCATAGCTTTCCTTGAAGCCATTCTATCGTGGTTACCAATACAAACATCAGCAACAGGGAATGCTTTGTACCAGTCGGCTACTTTCTCTATTGTTTTCTCTAACTCTAATCCTGCTGACATCCCATCTGGATCAGGCTCGTGATAAGAAAATGCGTGGTTATCTAAAATGTCACCTATAAAAATTACTTGATTGCAGTTATAAGTTTCGTACTGCTCTAAGCAAAAATCTAAGTAGCCATCAAGACAAAAAGGCTCGTGCAAGTCACCGACCACTAGGATATTCCTAGTGTCGGCTTCTCGCATTTTTTGTAATGCCACTATTTCGTGTGGCTTTAATCTGTATCTATTATTTTTTTGCAATGTCTGCTATTCCTTGACCTACAACTAAAGTTAGTAGTGCGTAATATAAGTTCTGAGCAGTTTCTACATCAACTCCTAAAAACTTTACTATTGCAGGTACAACGATAGAACTTACTGCGTACCAGAATTTCTTTGATTTAAACATTTGCCCGATAAGGTATTTCTCTAAAAATTTCATATTATTTATTTTTAATTATTAAATTCATATCTGTAACTCCCAAATTTA